TGGTGTGAAGGTATGGTTAATAAAGTTTTAGCAGATGGTATAGATATTACTAAAACAGCTTCTACTCTTGATGGTCAAGTTGTTAAGTCATTAGATACACCAACAGGTAAAGTTGATGTTACGTTTGACACTAGAACAGGATCTATAGATGCTTTCTACAAAGGTGAAAACACTGCAATGGGTGAAAGTGTAGATATGAGATACACAGTAGGTCAAGCTGATGAAGGAACTAAAGGTGTTAAACCTGTAGATGAGTTTGAAGCAGTTGAAGCTGTTCCAGAAATGCAAGGTTTTAATGTAGATGACACTGAATTAGCTTTTGGAGAAAACGTTGTAAGCGATGTTAAAGGTTTATACTCTGATACTTCAGAACTAGCAGAACTAGGTGGACAAAAAATGTTAATTAAAGATATATCTGAATCCATTAAAAAGAAAAAAGTTTTAAAAGATATGAACGATGATTCTATGGGTTTTGCAAATGAAGTTTTAGAGAGAACAGGTATTCCGGCAGATCCACCCCATGATGCATTAACTAAAATGAGATATCATAGTGAGTAACGATTATTTTAAAGCACAGGGATGGTTCAAGAACTATGCAACGTCTTCCGAAGATAGTCGTGGCGTGTTTCAAGAATTAGTCAAAGAGGACGAAGAAGCTTTTAGACTAGCAAGTGCTAAGACAGATAGAATCAAAGCTATGATGAACGAGAAATACGGTCCAGGGACCGTGAAGTATGGTTCAGAGATCAAGCAACCTGAAATTAAAACACCACAAGCAGCATTCGAGTTTAGTCAACGTAATCCTGCGGCTGATGGTGGCCGAATGGGGTTTGATGAGGGTTTAAGTGCTAAAATGTCATACAATGATCGAACAAAACTTTTAGATTCGTACCATGTTTTTTTTAAAGAAGCTTATGATGAAAGAATTAATTCAGGAAAAATTTTTGGTAAAGCAGATGTTGCTAGAGATGTTATTAAAAAAATTGAAATAAAATATCCTGATCAAGCAGACAATTTAGATTTTTTTCCAGGAAGAAGTAAGGACTTGAGTAACCCTGCTTCGTACTATGAATACATAGATCCTAAAAAACAATCTTCTAAATTTAGAATAAAAAATTCATTAGCCAATACATTAACAAAAGAACAAATGAGTGTTTTCAAAGGTAATGAAGCAAGAGGTTTAAAAACCACTTTAAGCCAAGAAAAAATTTTCAAAGCATTACAAAATGGAATTAATGAAATTGATGATTTAGTTAAGGAGACAGGAATGACTAAAGCAAGAATAAATCAAGAAACATCTAAATTAGTTAATAACATGTTTGTTAGAAAAAATGAAACGCCTATATTTTTACGTGGTGAAGAAGCACAAAATGCAATAGCAGATGTTTACAATTCTTTAGTTGACTCAAAAACAATGGCTGGTTTTCATACTAGAAATATAAAATCTATGATTTATGATAGTTTTCCAAACGATCCTGAAACAAGAAAACTTGCTCTTTCTAAAGTAAAAAAATTTACTGAATTTACTAACGATTTAAAAAAACAATTTCCTGGATTAGAAATAAATTACGATCATCCAGGTTCTTATCGTGCATTAAAAAATTTAGATTTTAAAAATTTTTTAAATGTAACTCCTATTTCTAAAGACATAAACACTTTTAAATCAAGGTTTGATAATCAATCAGTTAAAAATTTAAATGATTTAGCAGACGCTAAAACAAATTATGGAAGTAATTCCCCTGAATACAAAGCTGCTTTAAAAAAACAAAGAAGTTTAGAAAGAGTTTGGTCTAATCTAACAGGTAATAAATCATCATTAGGGAAAATAAGACTTAATAGACAATCTACAGGAACAGTTGGATTAGAAACAGAAAGTAAAAATTTAGTAGAAGAATTTACAGGAAATTTAAAAATAAGAGAAGAAATAGCTAAAAATATAGATGAGTCTGTTAAATTTTATGATCCTAATTCAAAAACTGAAAAAACAATATTTGAAAGTTTTGAAGAAGTTCTTCCTACAAAACGTGGAACAACAGCAAGTATTGAAGCTGCAAAAAAAATAACTTCTTCCGATTCTTTAGATTTTGATAAAAAAATAATGGACTACATTACAGACACAACAGGCAAAGTTAAACAACCTTCGTTTATAGGTGTGAGCTCAGGATTTAATACTGATTTAATAGCAGAAGATTTAAAAAAGATTGTTAACTCTGAAGGTTTTAAAACTTTTAAAGCAAAGATAGCAAACCCCGCATTAAAGACTGCAGTGGGTGCAGCTAAACTTCCAACTAAAATTTTTGGTGCAGCAGATTTAGTGTTGGGTTATTTTGATTACACCAACAATAGACAAAAAGGTTTTAGTAAGGAAGATTCTACAAAACACATGGTAGATGCTGTTTTATTTGGCGCAACTTCTTTTGGTGAAAAAGGAGACATTGAAGGTGTTAGAAAAATGGCAAATACAAATGGTATGAGTAATGAAGTGTTTGATAATTTAATGGCTGTTAATACAAATCAAAAAAAATTCATGGACACTGTCAATAAATCAAAAGCAAAGTTTAATGAATCTATGGATATAATAGAATCGGGTGCCGCAGATCCTACAGCAGAAAATATGTTAATACAAAAATTAAAAGTAGATACTAAAAAATCTTTAACTAATACAATGGAAAATATTGTAAAAGATAGTAGATCTTTAGAAACTAATTTACAGGTTCAAGAAGCAGGCGCACCAATTAATATTAATGTAGATAAAGAAAAAGCGTTTAGTGATTTAGGGAGTGCTTCTCGTGATTTTGTTCAAACTAGAATTGATGCATCTGATCCAAAAGTTTTTGAGCAAGGAGATACTACGATGGGAAAAATTGGTAGCACTATTAAAAACACACTAATGCAACCTGATTTTTATACTGGGTTTTTTAAAAAAACTGGAGCTCAAAAAAAAGAAGAAGATATGCAAAAACTTAAAATACAAGACCCTACATTGTATTATAAGATGTTACAAAGTGAAGGTATTGATCCAAGAATTAATTTAAACATACCAGTACAGTTAGAATTTGAACAAAAATACCCTCAATTTGGAAATCAAATGAGTGATACATTAACACAAAACAAAGCCGAAGGCGGTATAATAGGATTAAGGAGTAAATATGAGTATAAAAAATAAACCACAAAAAAAGAAAAACCCAACACTTGCAGCCAAAAACCCTGCATTTAAATGGTGGGCAGTTCCACCTAAAAAAGGACCTTTATCACAAGGGTTGAAATTAAAACCAAAACAAGTTAAGAAAGCGTAGGAGAAAATATATGGCAGATATAGATAAAGCTCTCCCTAACGAAAGACCTGAAGATGAAGTTCTAGAAGGAATGGAAGAGGTCGATGTTGCAGACGAGTTAGGTAAGGGACCAGTAGAAATTACAGAAGACGAAGATGGGGCTACAATTGATTTTGACCCTAACGCAATGCCTATGCCAGAAGAAGGCGGAGATCATTTTGCAAACCTAAACGAATTACTTCCAGAAGCAGATACGAGTGCCATGGGTAATCAATTACAAAGTGATTACATGGAATACAAAACATCGAGAGCTGAATGGGAAAGAGCTTACATTGATGGTTTAAGTTTATTAGGATTTAAATACGATCAAAGAACAGAACCTTTTCAAGGAGCAAGTGGTGCAACTCACCCCGTGTTAGCTGAAGCTGTTACACAATTTCAAGCGTTAGCTTATAAAGAATTACTTCCATCTGATGGACCCGTTAGAACTATGGTGATGGGTGTATCTGATCCAATGAAAGAGCAGCAAGCTCAACGTGTTAAAAATTTTATGAACTATCAATTGATGGATCAAATGGAAGAGTACGAACCTGAGTTTGATCAAATGTTATTTTATTTACCTCTATCAGGTTCTACATTTAAAAAAGTTTACTTTGACGATTTACTGGGAAGAGCTGTTTCTAAGTTTATCCCAGCCGATGACCTTGTTGTTCCGTATACGGCTACTTCATTAGACGATGCGGAATCAGTCATCCATGTAGTTAAGATGTCAGAAAATGATTTACGTAAACAAATGGCAGCAGGTTTTTATTCTGATATAGAACTTACAAAACCTACTGGTACAGTTACAAACGACCTTGAAGAAAAAGAAAGAGAAGTTGAAGGCGTTTCAAAATCCCAAAGAGTCGATCCTTTATACACAATTCTAGAATGCCACGTTAATCTAGACTTAGAAGGTTTCGAAGATGTTGGTCCCGACGGAGAACCGACTGGAATAAAATTACCTTACGTCGTTACAATCGAAGAAGGTAGTAGGAAGGTTTTGTCTATTAGACGAAACTTTGCGCCCAATGATCCAAAGAAAATTAAAATCCAATATTTTGTCCACTTCAAATTTCTGCCAGGACTAGGATTTTATGGCTTAGGATTAATTCATATGATTGGCGGATTGAGTCGTACTGCAACTGCGGCTCTCCGTCAGTTATTA